AAGGATAACATGGCTGATCAATATGCTGTAAATCACAAGAAACGATTCGTTACTGTTCCTGCGAAGCTGACTGATGTCGCTGATCAAGGGGGCAGAATGCGGATGTTGTATGATAAGTTCACGTTTACGTCGCCTGATATTGCGATGCAAATAAATGACACAATATCCTGTGGTAAACTGCCTCCCGGAGCAAAAGTATGGGATGCATCTTTACACCAATCGGCAACACTAGGATCAAGTTGTCAGTTGAGTTTAGGATATACTGATGGCACAACAGCAACTCCACTTGGATTTATAGGTGCGGCTGTTGCTACAGGAGTAGGAACACGTTACATGAGAGAAGGAGTAAGTAATATTACTCAAGCTCCAGTAACAATTACTTCTGAAGTTACTGTAATTGCAAAATTAACTGCGGCAGTAAGTGCATCAACTGTAGCATTTGTTGAAGTACGGATTTATTATACCGTTGATTAATAACAATCGGGGGTTGGGCAACTAGCCCCCTTTTCTATAAAATACTATGGATAAAACTGGTATAGCTAACCTCGCCTTGAGTAATTTAGGTGAAGCTAGAATACAATCTCTTACAGAAAATAGTGGTAGAGCAAGAGCTTGTTCTGCAAGAATAGAAAGTTGTATAGAGACTGTTTTACGAATGAATGTGTGGAATAGTGCATTAGAACGTGTACTTCTTACACAAATAGAATCTCCAGTATTTGGATGGAACTATACCTATCAACTTCCTTCTGATTGCATTAAAGTTGTTGAAGTAGAACCTATATCTAAATATATGGTAGAAAAAAAGAATATATTATCAAATGAAACTTCATTATATCTACTATATGTAGCAACACCAACAGATACAAATAACTTAGACATTCTTTTGGCAGAAGCTATATCAATGAAACTTGCTGTAGAAATTGCTGAAACCCTTACAAGTAAACAAGGGTTAAAACAAGAAATGTCTCAGAAATACTTTCAATCAATACAAGAAGCAAGGTCTGCAAACTCTAGAGATAAAACACCAGAACATAGAGAACGATCATCTTATCTTGATGCTAAAAAAGGGAGATATTCAGTAACACATCGAACATTTAATACTCCTACTATTGGTTACGAAGTTGATCAACAAGCATGGAAAACTAAATGAAGTATGAATTCTTACAACCTAAATTTAATGAAGGTGTATTAGCAGGAAGTCTTCAGGGTCGTTCTAACGAAGAATTTTACCGTTATGGGTACAAAAGCTCTAAGAATATGATCCCTGTCCTCTCAGGGCCAGTTCTTAAACGCCCCGGCACTAATTACATCGGGGAAGCTAAAGACCCTAGTGCTGTATTCATACCTTTCTTCAAAGATAAGGATAATACTTATATTATAGAATTAGGTTCAACATCAGCTTCTTCTGGTGGTTACTTAAGAGTCTGGTCACAAAATCAGCTTTTAACAGATAATACAGCAGGTTCATCTCCACCTATATATGAAGCAGATTTTAGTGTTACAGCATTTCCTTGGACTGCCGTAGAAATTACAAAATTAAAAACTACACAAAGTGGTGATGTAGTATTCGTTTGTTGCCCTACTAAACCTCCCCAAAAAATAGTACGTACTTTATCTACTGCCGCAACTGCCGCTGTTGCTGATGATGAAAGTGTATGGGCAATTGAAGAATTTGTAACTTTAGATGGGCCATATAATGAAATTAATGTATGGGATGAAAGCAAAGTTACAGAAAGATTTACGTTAGGATTAACGGCTCAACCTGCCGTTAGTGATTTAGTGGAAATAGGAGATGTACAATTTAATACTATTGATAATACATTGGTTCTTGCAAATCATGGAGTTCAAGTAGGCCAACATATAAGGTTAGATGGTTCCACAGGTAATGGTTGGGGTAATATAAGACAAAATATTTCTGGTACTACTACTTCTGATGGTCAAGCACAACAAAAAATGGATGGATCAAATAGTGTTGCAATTGCATCTACAGCTTGTTCTTGGGAAGATAATACTATTGTCCAATGTCCAGCTACGCATACATTAAAGCCTAATAATATAATACGTTTTACTGGTGACTTTACTGGTACAACTGGACCTGCTCTTCTTACAGACTATTTTGTATCTGAATTAAACTTAACTTCTACTACTTTTTCAGTATCTCTTACAATTGGAGGAACACTTATAAATCAAGGAGGAAATAGACCTGTAGGAGAAGCTTTTGTAGGAATTTTAGGAAGTGATACTTTTAATATTGATGCCTATGTTATTTCTACAACTTCAACTACTATACAATTTGCAGATACTGATGGTGGAAGTATCAGAGAGTTTGAACTAAAACAAACTGCTGTTACTACTGCTCCGTTAGCAACTTCCTCAAATGCAAAAGTTACATTAAAAAAATATGTCTTTGCGGCTAGTTCTACAGTAAGAGAGCTTACATTACATAATAATAATGATACAGATGCCTCCGGGTTCGATGCATCAGCTACAACTAAAACTTATTTTTCTGCTAATGATGTAGGTCGCCTTATAAGAATAAATCCATTATTAAAAGGTGGTAGTAATATAGGTGGTATAAAATGGGCATGGGGGATAATTAAAGCTGTAGATCATTTATCGGATGCGGCTACTGTACATGGTACTATTGATGTTGAATTTAAAACTGAAATGGCTAATTCAAGAGGAAGTTTTGGTACATCCGAGTTTAGGCTAGGTGCATTTAGTTTAGGAGAAGGATTCCCACATGTAGCACAGATATATCAGCAACGCATGGTAATGGCGGCAACCAATGTGCAACCATCTACAATCTGGTTATCGGAGACAGCTAATTTTTATTCTTTCTCTCCAACAGTTATATCAGAACAAGGTAGTCCAGATTCTATTACAGAAGGAGTTTCAGCAGAAATAATAATAGATTCAAATGCTCTTACATTTACTTTAGATTCAGATACATTGGATGAAATAAAGTGGCTTGGAGAGTCAAAGAAACTTTCAATGGGTACTTCTGCTGGTATATATATGTTATATGGGTCAGAAACCGATCTTAGTATTACTCCATTCCGCTTTACAATTAATAGAGAAACCTCATTCTCTGCAACAGATACTGCACCAGTAATTGTTTCTAATGCATTATTATATACTCAGATTGGAGGCAAAGACGTACAGTCTCTAGAGTTAGAAGCAGAAACAATTAACCAATGGGTTTCTAGTAAAATATCTCTGAAAGGTTATGATATAATTAAAAATTCTACTATATCAAAAATGGTATGGCAGGAAAGACCTTTTGCAATTATATGGTTTATGATGGCAGATGGTAAGCTATTAACTCTTAGTTATGATCGTAGTGCGGAATTTCAGGCATGGTCGGAACATACTATTGCAGGTAAAATATATAGACAAATTACAGCAACAATACAAAAAACTGATGATAGAGTTGCCGTTGTAAGTGATAGTTCAGCAGATGAAGTAGCAGATTCAGGAAACAAAATATTATTTACTGATACTGCTCATGGATTACTTAATAATAATATTATACAATTAACAACCACAGGTATATTACCTACAGGACTAAGTCTTAATACAAATTATTATGTAGTTAATAAAACAGCCAATACATTTAAACTTGCATTAACTTCAGGGGGAGCAGATATTTTATGGACGTATGATGGAGGAGGGATACTTTCATGGCATAAACCTACAATGTTTACTGTTGCAGGAGATCAAACAGATTCATTAACAGGTTCAGGTTTATTTGTAGTAGATAAATATGTAACTATATCTAATTATACAGACGTAAGCTGGAATATAAGTCAGGAAATTATAAATGTATTATATACTGGAGGGAATACAGAAATAACAACTCGCTTGGATTCATCAGGATTTGCCGGTATAACATCAAGTGACCCTAGAATTGAGGCAGATGGTAGTTCACATGCACAGGTGACTGATATTGATATGATACCTACACCAACGCATGATCAGATATGGTTTAAGATAAAACGCACTATAAATGGAGTTGATCGACATTATATTGAAACACTATCAAGATTTCCAACAGAAGGAGCATTAGATCGTAATGATTATGTATTCTCTGATAGTGCAGTTACAGATGCAGTTCCAACTACTAAAATTATTAGTGGATTAAAACATCTTAGAAATGAAGAAGTTCAAATATATTATGAAGGAATGCAACATTCTAATATGACTGTTACAAATACAGGTTCATCAGATGAAACAATTACTTTAAGTCATAGTCTAGGTAATGAACATGTAACAGGACTTCCTTATCGTGCAGAAATAGAAACATTAACACCATCTGCACCAGAAAATCAGTTCTCTTATACTAAAAGATTGATTAAAGCCGCAGTATTAATAGAAGAATCATTAGGTATTCAAATTGAATATAATGATTTATCTGAAGAATTATTGTTCAGAACGACTCAGGATGCAATGGGTAGACAAATACCCTTGTTCTCTGGTTTAAGGAAGATTTCATTATCAGGTATTGGTTGGGATACACATAATATAAAAATCGTTTCTAATGGGCCGTTTCCGATGCAACTAAATGCAGTTATTATTGAAGCAGAAACAGGGGGATCATGAGTGCTGTCGCAGTCGCAATGTTTGCCGCAGGAGCATATTCTGCTTATCAAAATAGAAAAGGAAGGTATGGGAATGCTGATGAACGTAATAGAGCGGCTAGAGAGTCTCTCCTTACTGCATCATGGAATATAAAGGAGAGGAATAAAGAATCTCAGCAAACACAATATCAAGTATTGGATACTGGTGGTAATTTAATACAAAAAATTGCTATTGCAGGTAAACAAGCAGAAGGAACTGGGAAAGTATCTTCAGGTAGTAGTGGAGCAGTAGTAGAAAGTGGCTCTTCAAATGCCGCATTAGCCGCTATAGCTAGAAAATCATTAGAAGTACAAACAGAAGTTCTCCTTAACACTAAACATAGAATTAAATCTATAGCTAGAGATACTGAAAATCAAAACAGATCAGAATGGAGAAATGCAAAACTTAATCAGGAACAACAAAATAGAATTGCTAGTAGAGAAAAAGAGTCTGCTGATAGAGAATTTACGGCTGATCTCTTGAACTCAGGAGTAAATGCATATGCTACAGGATCAAAAGTTAAGGGTTCAAAAACTCCTGAAGTTACTAAGACTACTGATACCACTAAAAAAATAAGTGCAGTAGATCAAAACCTACCATCTAAAGAGATTAAATTTAGAATACCAAATAAAAAATCAACCACAAATACGTTAAAAGGAATAAATTATAATGATGCATATAGAAAAAATATAATGAGCAAAGGAAGGGGATACGCATGGCCCAAATAACACCACCAGATTATTCTAAAATAGCTACCAGACAACAAGTATATAATGTCCGTCCTGCACAAGAACAGTATCGTGGCCCGGATGAAAATGCTGGACAGGTAGATTTATCTACAGCAAAGATAATAGATTCAGTTGTTAATGGTTTAGATGTATTTACACGGATATATGCTCAATCTGAAGAGACTGCTGATACACTTCAAGCAAATGAGATTCTAGTTAAACAAGCAAACTATAATCAAAGTGTGAAAGAAGCAATAAAGTTTAATGTAGGTAAAACTGCACCAGAAAACTTACGAATGGAAGAAGCAGTACAAAAACTTAGAACTATTAATAAAGATGGTAAAAGTGATTTATATCTGGGCGAAGGTGAAGGAGTAAATATAAGCTCATTCCCAATACCAGATGATATTAATGATAATGTACGCTCAAAGATAGAATCTTCTATAGTTAGAGGAAATATTGATATTGTAAATTTCCTTATTGATCAAGTAGAAGATACACAAAGTAAGCGAATAGTAACATTACTAAATAATGAAACAGAAGGATTTAACCAAAATTATATTACTTCTATAAATTCTATTCCAGATAAAGCAAAGCGTAGGGAAGTACTTAAACCACTATTACAAAAAATGAATGCAAAGATAGATAATTTGGCATTTTTAGGTACTTGGAATCCTTTTAGAATAAAACAAGAAAAAGATAAAGTAGTCCAAATTGCATTAAAAGCAGAATTCCAAAGAGATAGGTATCTTGATTCTAAAGATGCTATTAGGCAAGCCGATGAAGGATTTTATAAATACACTACAGAAGATGGTAGAGAAGTCCGTTTAAGCAGAGCTACTATTACACCATACATTGAAGCAACAATAAAAGGACAGAATAGAACAAATCAGGACTTTGCTGATATGTTAGATAGAAATCAAATAGTAGATTTAATTAATAATTTACAAAAAAGTCAGCTAGATAACCCTAGTAAGCATATAAATGACTGGGGTGTTTTCAATAAAGCAACAAAGGCATGGGAAATATCGGATGAAAAGATTGATAACAGCGATATTCTCCATCGTTATATGTTATCTAAATTAAAAAATTTTACTGATAAAAATGGGAATGTACTACAAACAACTGAAGCCGAACAAAGAAAAATAAAGAAAGAATTAATATATCCTTCATTTATAAAAGCTATAAAAGGTCATGAAGCTAAATTAAAAGAGCAGGAAGGCGAGGTAGTAACCGAATCAGTTTTTGAAGGTAGATATATACCTAGTGTTATAAAGGAATGGTCAGCACGAATTGTTGATCTAGCAGTATTTGCAGAAGCTGGAGAAGAGAAACCAAAAGTAAGAGATACATTGAGACTTGATCTAAATAATAAAGAACTTAATACACAACAATTAGCAAAAATAGCGACCTTAGATGATTATGCAGAAACAATGGCTACAACAGCAAGTAGAGCATTTGAATTGTCACCAGAACAAATAAAAAATGAAATAACTAGACTTGGTGACAAAAAATATCTTGATAATAACCATAGAGCATTGAGAGATGTAACTATGGGTATTTTAACAGCTAGACGTAAAGATTTACAAACGAATATAGCTTATGTTCAATTAAATGAGTCATCAAAGCATAATCAAGAAATCCTTGCAGGAGGAAAAGGGGAATATAATTGGGAGGATGTTGACGTATGGCAAAAAAAGCTTGGTATAGTAAACAATGATAAAGTAATACCAGAGTCAATGTTTGGAAGATTGGAACTATTTAAAGATAAAAGTTTAAATCATTTAGACAAAATGAAGTTAATGAATGAGTATAGCGCATTAGTACATAAATTTGGTGATAAATATCCGCAAGCACACAGACAGATTAGTAAAACATTACAACGTCAGGAACCAGAGTTAGTGGACTTATTTGATAATTGGAATTCATATGATACAAACCGAAAAATAGAAATGGCAAAAGATTTTTTCATTATACCAGCAAAGGTAAAGTAAGAAACAAATTAAAAAGATATGGCAGAAGAACCTACATTATACAATGAAACCCGGGGATTTTTAGATGCATGGAGAGATACAAGTATGATTTCTACATATCTTGATCCTCAAAAAAAACAAAATGCTATTGCATTTGAAGATAGGATTCTTAGAGGTAAAATACTAAATGGAGAATTTAAAGAGAATAAAACCAACCCACGTGCTGCCGCAGAATATCTACGTGAATTTATCCATCCCGGTAAATTTGTTGTTAATACAGATGGTCCAGTAAACTATTGGGTATATGAAGATCAATATAAAAGATTTGATTTAGACCCTAACTTAGCTCTTAATGGATCAAATTCATTAATTGGATGGACAGATGAGAACAAAGGAGGATGGGCTGTATTTAAAGAACTTGGAGATGATTTCCAAAAAGTAATGGCAGAAACAGAACTTAAAGAAATTAGAAGTACTGCTGAATCAATGGGTATATTACATGGGAAGGAAATGGAGGATTATATAAGAGAGCAAGTAACACAAGATTTAATAGATGGTAATTCATATAACCTAAAAAGAGCATTAATACATAACAGTAACGGAAAAGGATATAGAATAGGTATATTTTTTATTCCTGAAGATGGCTCAAAAAAAGATGGAATCTTAATTGGAGCAATGTTAGATGGAGATAAATTCCGAGATATTTCAGAAGAAGAATTAGTAGGAGCAAGTGCATCTGGTCATGTTTTGGATTATGTTTTAAGTAATTACTTTGATCGAAGCCATAAAAATATAAATAATTTGTATCGTGAAGGTCTTGATAATAACGATAAAGATTATTGGAAAAATCCTCGTGTTAGTGATTGGGCAGTAGTTGGTCCTTTAATATCTTATTTTGAAGAAATGGGGGAATTAGAATTTAAATATGCAATAAAACCTCTTGCAGATATGATGGAGAAAGAAGCATCAAAAGTGTATGGTAATAAATATAAACCGGGTATAGATTTTTTAAGTGATAAACAATCTAAAGAAGTTTTGAAGTCTTATATAGATCGTCACGAAAGATTTTTTAAATCAGATTATGTGCCAGATTGGGTTAGACCACATGTAAGAAATATATCTAACTGGTGGTCAGTTGATATGAAGGTTAGAGAACTTAGATACGAAGATTAATATGGTACTACCACTATACGCATACGAATATAATGATGGGATGTATCAGAATGCTCTGATGCATTCTGCAATAGATAAATACATACCTACAGGATTTGGAGTCTTTAAAAAGTCTGTTAGTTATGCATTCCAAGATAACACAGTTGGTCATGTTGCAGATTACTTAAGAAGTTTACAAGCTCCAGAAGATGCAAATTTACTTTCAAAAGAAGAATATCAGTCATCAGAACATTATAGAAAAGAAATACAATGGAAAGAAGGAATTACTGAGAAACAAACACAAATATTAGCAGAACGTCAAGATAGAGAACAGTTTTATGGTGCTTATATGAGAAATGCTAGTATGCTTAGTGTAGGTGGTATCTCAGGTATGATCATTGGTAGTATCCCTGATCCAATTAACTATATTCCATTTTTAGGGTTCTCAGGTAGAATAGCTAAAACTGCTAATTTAGCAAGAAGGATACCGGCATTAAGAATGTCAGCAAATGCCATGATGGGTCAAACTGCATTTGAAGCTGTAAAACAAGGAACAGCATACAAACTAGGTGGTGAAATACATTGGAAAGCGGCAATAATAGATGTTGCAATAGCAGGTACAATTGGTGCAGGAGCAGGAGTTATTTTTGGAGGATTAGGCTCAAAAAGTGGGTTATCTAAAATGATTTCTGAGTCTGATAAAGGAGATAATATTGCAATAGCAAGTACTCATATAGGAGATGATATTCCTGTTGAAAACATGGGTAAAAATCTTGATACTGATAATCTTGAAGCTAATACTCCACCTACTAAAGATTTAGAACCTGATTTATCACAAAGACAGGAACAAATAAAAATGCATGAAGAAGCAACAACTACTTTAGAGAAAGAATTTGATTCTGGTGTTGATCCTACAAATACATTATTACAACAAAATGAAGGCTATTTTGCTAATGCACTTAGGCAAACAAAGTCATGTTTATTAGGACTATTTGGTAAATAATGAGCAACGACTCTTGTAGAAGAATATTAACGGAACACGGATTCCAAGGAGATGACATTGATGTAATCATTGATGAACTTCTAGATATTGAATCCATTAATCAATATGCTAAAAAAGTACATAGTAATATAACAGCAAAACGGAAATTAACTATATCAAAACAAATATCCAAAAAACGAAGTCAGGAATCAATAAAATCAATTAAAGAATCTTTAAAAGATAATCCTTCTCCATTTAAGAGTATATGGAATTTATTAGTAGGGAAAAATGGTATGTGGATAAATGCTACTGCCAGAACAGAACTTCGTAATGCTAGAGTTCTCAGAGAAATGAATTTGTCAAATAGGGAATTAAGTAAATTACTAGATGATAAAAATGGATTTGTAAAAGATTTAGTTGAAGAAATGAATCCGTTTAATGGTAAACAAAAAACAAAGAATGATGAAGCCTTTAGACTAGCAAAAATACTAATTGAAGAAAAGAAGCTACAAGTAATAGAAAGTAATGCATATGGTTCTGGTATCCATTGGTTAGATGACCATATAACAGCAACCTATCATGATCCAGTTAGAATATTAGGTAAAGGAACACCTCAAGACAGACAATTATGGAAAGATTCAATAATAAGACTAATTGATCACGAAAAAACCTTATCTAAAGTAACAAAGGGAGTAACAATAGATCAGTTACTAGATGATGTATATAATGGTATTACACACAGATTATCAGAAACAACAAAATCTCCTAAACAAATAAAGGTTTCACAAATATTAGGCGAGAAGTTTGATCGTACAACTCCTTTGAAGCAGTTAATGGAAGTACAAAGGATACTATCATTTAAAGATACAGCATCAATATTAAGTTATAATGAATCATTTGGTTATTACAATATAGGCAAATCTATATTTGCCAACATGGATATGATGGATAACCATATAACAATAGGAGAAACATTAGGATATGGGTTTTCAGAAAGAGTAAAAGTATTAGATGCAAAAACAGGAGGAGTTAAAACTATTACTCAGAATATGTTGCCAGAAAAAGAACTGAATAAGATTATTGAGACACTAGAATTTCAAAAGAAGATTACACCATTTGAATCATGGAGATTAAAAGCCGCATTATATCAAGTATCAGGAGAGTCTTTTATTGTAGGTAATGCATCATTAGCTAAATTTGTAGTTGGATGGCAAGCATGGCAAACAGTTACAAAGTTAGGCAAACAAATGATAAGTTCATTTGGTGATATATGGTCAGCAGGGATTAATCTACATTATCAAGGTGTTGCACCCGATACTGCATATTTAGGTATAGTAAATCATTTATATAGAAGTGCATTCCAAAAAGTTGGTAAACAAGAAAAAAGTGTTTTAAGAATGCTGGGTATAGGATTTGACGGAGTATTTGGAGCATCAGCAAGATCAGTAATGTCTACACCGATAGCTGGTAGATTATCTAGAATGCAGGATCATTTTTTAACAATGAATGGTTCACATGGATGGACAAACTGGATGAGAGAAGGTTTTGCCATGATGTCTTCCAATCACTTTGCAAATCAAATATTGTCTAAGAACTTCGCAGATTTAGACCCAAGATTTGCTAAATTAATGCAGGAATATGGTGTTACAGAAAAAGATTGGTTAAAACTAAAAGAAATTGGTGCATTTAATGAAAAAAGTTTTAGAGTAGATGGAGATGGTAATAACAATTATATATCTGGAGATTGGATCAGACAACAAAAAGGTCCAGAATCATTAGCGAGAAGACTAGACAGATTTTTTGTTAATGAATCAAAGTTTGGTGTACCAGAAGCAACAGGTAAAGAGCGTGCTTTAATGTATGGTAACTTTAATAGAGGGACATTACCAGATACAGCAACACACTTATTTTGGGAATTTAGAACCCATACAATGAGTATTGCAATGAATACATATCCTCGAATGATGGCACTTGGATTACCGGGAACATTACATATGTTACCAGCAGTAGGATTAGGATATGCCTCAATTGCCGCTAAAAACATGCTTAAAGGCAAAGAACCCCCAGCGTATGATGACCCAGCCGTATTAACTGATGCATTAGTCCAGAGTGGCTTTGCTGGTATGTTTGGAGATTTCCTTGCAGGAGAGTACGGTAGATACTATCATAAGTGGGATGAAGCCACACTAGGAGCAGGATATTCAACATTTAAAAACTATGGAGAGTTATTTACTGGATTAGCAACAGGTAATAAAGATGCAAGTGATGTTTGGAAAAACTTGCGTTATAATATCCCATACGCTAATTTATTTTATATGGAGGCTGGTATAAATTATGGCTTACACTATGGTGTAATGGAAACATTCAGCCCCGGATACTTAAATACCTTAGAATCTAGGGCAAGAAAAAGCGATGAAGCATTTATGATTGAACCATCAAATATTTGGGGATATGGAGGATTAAGATGATTACAACAGAATTAGATAGATACGAATTTACAGCCGCTACAAGTACAATTAGTAATCCTGTAGTATTTAGGTCAAGCGGAACTGATGTACCTATACAGAATGCATCTGATATAAAAATATATGTCACAACTACTGGAGTTTTTACTACTGCATTTGCTACAAGTAATGTAAATCTTTTAGATTCTGGTCATGGTCATTTAAATGGTCAAGAACTTACTTTATCTGCGGCAACGAGTATACCTAAAGGATTACCTGTAAGCTCAGTATGTTATGTAGTTAATACAGCTACTAATGATTTTGAGGTAGCACTTGAACCGAGTGGTTCATCACTAATTTTTATAGATAATGGAAGTGGTACTCTTACATGGTCTAAAACTCTTCTTAAAGCACTTACAACTGATTATACTGTAGCTCTTGTTGGTACGACTGCAACAATTACATGGGCATCTGGTAAAGCACCGGGAGTAGGTGATAAAGTATTATTTTTAAGAGATGTAACTTTTCAACAAACTACAGATTTACAAAACAATTCACAATTTGAAGCAGAATCCGTTGAAAGTCAATTAGATTTAATGGTTAACATGTCTCAGCAGTTAAAGAATACTACTGGAAGACAACTTAGATTTTCAACTTTATTAGAAGCTTCAGATGCTTCAGATGCCGCCGCAACATTAACTGCAACAGCGTCAGGACGAGCTAATAAGACTCTTAGATTTGATAGTTTAGGTAATCTTGGTGTTTCAACTGTTAATTTAGAAAATACTCAAGATAACGTATTAGATGCTAAATCATGGGCTACAGAATCCCCTGCTACAGTAAAAGAATATGATGAAGCTGTAGGAAGTGCTGTTTCTCCTGCCGCATACTCTGCAAAAGAACATGCAATTGGAGCGCCTCCAGATGGTTCTTCTAAACAATGGGCATTAGGTGGAGGGTCATTTGCAGTAGGAACCGCAGTAGCAGGAGGTGTTTATTCTGCAAAGAAATATGCGAATGATGCCGCCGCTTCAGCAGATGCCGCAGAAGGATATACAGATGCTTTTGATGATCGCTATTTAGGTTCAAAATCAGGATCAGCACCAACTGTAGATAATGATGGTGCAACATTAACTGATGGAGCTTTGTATTTTAATACAGATTCCGATCATATGTTTGTTTATAATCTTGCAACAACAACATGGCTTGATATTACTATACCCTCTGCATTAGACACTACACATTTTACTGCTTCAGCACTTGTTACTCAAGCAGAAGGTATTGCTAGTAATGATAATGAAACTACTATTCCAACTTCAGCCGCAGTTAAAGACTATGTTGATACAACAGTAACTGCACAAGATTTAGACTTTCAAGGTGATAGTGGAGGAGCATTAAATATTGATTTAGATAGTGAAGTATTAGATATAGCTGGTGGTACTGGTATTACTACAACTGGTTCAGGCAATGAAGTATCAGTCGCACACGATGCACATACAGGTGATGTAACAGGTGCTACTTCTCTTACTATTGCAGATGATGCTGTTACTTATGCAAAAATGCAGAATGTTTCGGCAACAAACATGATATTAGGTAGAGATAGTGCAAGTGCAGGAATCATAGAGGAAATTACCCCTGCTAATTTACTTACTATGCTTGGAATAGAATCGAGTTCAACTGGAGATCAAAGTGCTTCAGAAATTTTAACTGCAATTGAGAATAGTGTTGATAGTGTTCATTATGTAGATGGTTCAATTGATACAATACATATTGGCGATTTACAAGTTACAGCGGCAAAAGTGGCGGCAGATGTTGCTACACAGGCAGAACTTGATACAGTTTCAGGAG